AAATTATATGTTAGTGCAAGAAACAAATTAACAGGACCAAAATTAAATAAAGTGTGTGAATATACCTATAATAATATTAGGATTTATAGAACACCAGCTGAACCAGAATATACTTTACCATATTCTCTTGATATGTTTTTTGAGGCAAAGAATCCAAAAGAATTGTTATATTTGGATGCTATGAATAAAACCATAGAAGATACCTTGGTAAGATTATATATATTAAATAGTGCACCAAAGGTAGTTGGTTCATCTTTTGATATTAAGGTTAAATCAGCAGATACATATACTATATATGTGAGTTTAAAGATAGATAAGGGAAGTAATAATTTGCCTTTTACTGGCTTTAAGTTTCTTGCAGAATCTGGGCAAACAGCAGCAAATACTTACACAATTAATGAAAAAAGTATTAAAGATTCAATTGAAAATAGTTCCAACTTTAGCAAAGGAAACCAAAAAATTGAAGATAATGATACTATTGGGGATATAATTTCACATAAAGATAATTTGTTGAATATTAAATATATTGGAGCAAACTATACAAAATTAATTTTATATCCAAAATTGAATTAAATTATTTTGATAATTTAAATTATTGGTATATTTATATGTAAAATAAATTAACATGATTGAAAATTTGAATAATTACTTAAAAACCACAAAAGAACAAACATTAGATGATGGTTCAAAAGAGGTTTGTGACCTAATCACAGGTGAGTGTTTTGTTGTTAGGGAAAAAGATGGTTTAATAGAAAGAACTGAAATTAAAACAGTAAATAGACAAGTTAAGGTTAAAACTCATGGGGGTATAAAAGAATTGTTAAATGATTAATAAAATGAAAATAGATCAGAAAATATTAAATGAAATTAATAGATACCATACTATAAATAGGTATATTACAGAGCAAGATGCACCACCGCCACCACCACCTTTAGGTGATCCTATGGCAGACCCCAATGCAGCACCAATGCCTAATGCACCTATGACACCCCCAGGTGAAGTTTCTCCAATACCTCCAGGTGGGGGTGAAGACCCTTTAAGTGCAGCAAATCCCCAACCAATTGATGTTGAAACTGATGATGATGTTACAGTTATTGATGATGAGGGTGATAGCAAAGAAGGTGATGAAGATTCAGAAGAATTGGATATTACAGATTTGGTTTCAAGTCAGAAGAATATGGAAACAAAACAGAATGAATATTTTGATAATTTGTTTGCCCAGATTGATAAGTTGGAACAGAAGTTGGCAACAATGGATGGCATCTTTGATAAATTAAATGCAATAGATTCCAAGGTTGAGAAATATAGAGAAAAAACTCCAGAGGAAAAACTTGAATTAAGGACATATGATTCTTATCCTTTTAATCAGAAGTTATCACAATTTTTTGATGACAAACAAGTTGAGATGGAAAAGAGTGGAAAAAATGATTATGTTTTAACTACTGATGATGTGACAAACATCAACCCTAATGAAATTAAGGATACTTTTTATACATCATCAAATGATGAAGATGATTATACTGATGAACAAAATTACAAGGCTAAATTTTAAGTAATTAATATTTTTTTTAGAAAAAGGGGGTAATACCCCTTTTTTTTTCATTAAAACTCACCTATCATTGTAGAGTTAAAACATTGTAAACAAAAACTATATAAATATGTCGAATTTAGATGCCATAATGGCGCAGTATGAAAAAAACCAAAAAGGGGATTCCCAAAAATTATCACAAGAGGACAGAATGAAGCGTTATTTTACATTATTGTTAAATGACAAAGAAAGTACAGGGCAAAAAAGGATTAGAATTTTACCTACAGCAGATGGTTCATCTGTATTTAAAGAGGCATGGTTTCATGAATTACAAGTTGGTGGTTACTACCAAAAGATTTATGACCCAGCAGGAAATGACAATGAGGCATCCCCATTGGCTGATGTGTATAATGCACTTAAAGCAACAAAGAGAAAAGATGATGACGAATTGGCAAAAGATTACAAAGCCAAGTTATTCTATGTTGTTAAGGTGATTGACCGTGATAATGAACAAGATGGGCCAAAATATTGGAGGTTCAAACACAATTACAAGAAAGATGGTATTCTTGACAAGATTATTCCAATCTTTAGAAATAAAGGGGATATATCTGATATGGATGCAGGAAGAGACTTGATTATTGAGTTAGTTAAGTCAAAAAGTCCTAAAGGTAAGGAATATACAAGTGTTTCAACAATCATGTATGATGACCCAACACCATTATCAAAAGATGAAAATCTTGCAAAAAAATGGGCAAATGACGAATCAACATGGAGAGATGTTTATAGCAGAAAACCATTAGAATATCTTGAAGCAATTTCAAGAGGTGAATCCCCAAGATGGGATGAATCCCAAGGTAAATATGTGTATTTAAATACATCAAATTCTGAGGCATCCTTTGGTGGTGCAACAGTTGCAAAAAATGCAACAGTTCAGAAAACAAATGTGGTTATTGAGGATGACTACAATGATGATGAATTACCATTTTAATTAACCTAAAAGAGATTTTTTGCAAAAAGTACCATAAAACAATGCTTTGTGCAAAAAATCTCTCTTTTTAAATCAAAAAACATATGGCAGGAATAAAGAAGAAGGCGGCAGCAACTAGTGTTGATGCTATCAAGGAGAAGTTTTCAACAAAAACAAAGTATAAACCAGAGGATTATTATTCATGTGGTGATGCTTTTTATAATGCTTGTGGTGTTCCTGGTCCAGTAATGGGGGGTATTAGTATGTTCTTGGGACATTCCAATACAAGCAAGACAACCGCAATGATATTAGCAGCAGCAGATGCTCAAAAGAAGGGGCATTTACCTATTTTCATTATTACAGAAAAGAAGTGGAATTGGGCACATGCTGTTGAATTGGGTTTGAAAGCTGAACTTAATGAGGATAATGAGTGGGATGGTGATTTCATATTTAATGATTCATTTGATTATATTGAGCAAATGACAGATTTCATCAATGAGATATTGGATGCGCAAGAAAAAGGTGAGTTACCATATTCTGTTCTATTTTTGATTGATAGTATTGGATCAATACCTTGCAAGATGACTTATGATGGTAAGGGTGGTAAGATGCACAATGCTGCTGTTCTTGCAGATAAAGTTGGAATGGGTATACATTCAAGAATTTCAAAATCAAAGAAAGAAGATTATCCTTACCATAACACAATGGTTGTTATTAACCAACCCTGGGTAGAGTTACCAGATTCACCATTTGGCCAACCAACAATCAAGGCAAAAGGTGGTGAGGCATTATGGTTGGCATCTTCATTAATATTCTTATTTGGAAATCAGAAGAATGCTGGTATTAACCATATTACAGCAACAAAGAATGGCAGGACTGTTTCTTATGCAATTAGGACAAAGATATCAATTTTAAAGAACCATGTAACTGGCATAGCATATAAAGATGGAAAGATATTGGCAGTTCCCCAAGGTTATTTACCTGATACAAAAGAATCCATTGAGAAATATAAAAAAGAATATTCTCAATATTGGAATGGTATTTTATCTGGAGATGGGGATATCACTTTTTCTGAAAAGGAAGAAGAGGATGCAATAATTTTTGAATAATATGAAGAAAACCCTACTAATAGATGGAAACAATTTATTTACAATTGGTTTTCATGGCGTTCGTGAATTTTATTCTGAAGGCAAACATATTGGTGGGGTTTTCCATTTTCTAAATACAATTAGATTATTTCTTGAGAAACATAATCATGATAAAGTTGTTGTATTTTGGGATGGGAATGATAACTCACTAATAAGAAAAAACATATATCCAAGGTATAAGGAAAACCGTAGGATTGCTTTGGATGATTATAAGTATGAATCTTATCTTTACCAAAGGGAGAGGGTTAAGGATTATCTTGAAGAAGTTTTTGTAAGACAATGTGTTGTGGAACAAAATGAGGCTGATGATTTGATTGCACATTATACCCACATTGCAAAGGATGAGAATATGATTATTTTTTCTGGGGATAAGGATTTAACGCAATTGATAACAGATAATGTTACATTATATTCCCCGGTTTCAAAAACATATTCCAAGAAAGGGGATTTAATTCATTTCAAAAACATTGATATTCCGCATAATAATGTTTATGTTTATAAAGTATTGATTGGTGATACATCTGACAACATTTATGGTATCACAAATTTTGGTGAGAAGAAGTTAAAAACATTTTTTCCTAATTTTGATAAGAGGGATTATACTTTGGATGAGGTATTGAATGAGGCAAAATCCTTGTTTGAGCAGAACAAGAGCAAGACTTTGAGCAATTTAATATCTGGCATTAGCAAATCTGGTTTGGTTGGGGATGAGTTTTTTGAGAAAACAGGAAAGATAATTGATTTAAGAAATCCATTAATCACAGATGAAGGCAAAAAGATGGTTTATGAGATTTATAATGAAAGGTTAGACCCGACAGACAGAAGTTATAAGAACTTATTAAAATTAATGAGAGATGATGGGTTTTTCAAATTCTTACCAAAGAAAGATGATGCTTGGGTTGATTTTGTTAAGCCGTTTATGAAATTAAGTAGAAAAGAGAAAAAAATTTAACAACAAAAAAAAGTATTATGAGACAGAGTGAAACAACAAAGGTGGAGTTTTTGCTAACATTGAACAGCAACATTATTGTTCAAAGATTTTTAAACATTAAGGGAATTAATCCTGATGCCAAAGATTCTTTTGAACTTTATGAGTTTGTCAAGTATTTTTCAGAGGATTTGGCACAATACCTAAAGATGAAATCAATTGGGTATCTTGTTGAGAACAAAGAGAGCATTTTGTATGACCCCTCAATTATGGAAACTTCATCAACAGATGAGCCAGAACTGTTCAACATTTATGTTAAAATTGGGGATCAGATTGTATCTCATAGGATTATTGATGGTAAACAATATCCACCAAAAGTTAGATATACTGTTGACATACGTCATTTCATTAAGGAATCATTAAAGGATTTGACAAACATCTTAATAAACCAAAACTTAACACATCAGTATTTAGAGAAAAATTTATTATCTAACCATTAATCTTTATTTTTATGTCAAAGAATTTTGATTACCTGGGTCAGACGTTCCAGTTGCAATTAATCAATCAGATTATATTAGATAAGGAATTTGCAAGAGCCATATTGGATTTTATTAAAATATCTTATTTTGAGAATAAGTATTTTAAGTTAATCATACAAATGATTAAGGAGTATCACAAGAAATATGATGCTGCCCCAAATTTTGAAACATTAAATATGATTGCCAAATCTGAAATATCACAAGAATTGGCATTAAAGATTGTCATTGAT